CTTTTCCACACAGTCATGTGGAATTGTTCTACCGCCCTGTGCTGTAGTTGGGGCAATCAACGCATTGTTGTAAGAATACGTGTCATCGCCGGGGTTTTTACCACCCTTAACATCAGCAAAGAACGAGGCATGGATTACATCGTTTTTCAGTCGAACTACACCGTTAGCCAAGGCTTGAATATAGTCACCTGTAGGGTCGGTATGCTCCATGATTTGGTCTTCGTTATCGACAAAAATTGCCTTACGATACCACTCTGGATAAATCCAACGCCTGTTGTGAACCATATCATCAACTGGCAAATCCTCAAAACGGTTGACCTTTTTCTTCAACTCAATAGTTCCAAGGAAGTCATAAGATTTCTCTTCGCCCTGAATGCTGTCAACACGCATCTTACCTGCGTAGACATCATCCATCTCTTGGAGAACATGCTCATAACCCGGAGTATACGATTTTACAAACGCTTCTGTATATCCACGAGTATCATTGGTATTACCATAATACGTGGTCATAATATAACTCCATCAAATTAACATTTACGATTAGAGGTTATCCTTACGGGCCTTGACTTTGGTGCGAGGGGGCTTGTCAGCTTATCCCTCTTGTGGGCTTTTAAAGTATGCCCAATACTCCTCCATAACCTTTTGATGGTCTGGATGGTCTGCCTTTACAAAAGCAGGGTCGGACGTTATGGCTTTCAGTTGTTCATCTCTGTTCGGAGTGACTCTTGCCTTACTAAATTGTAAGGAGTCCTCAGTAGCGGTATCGGCCAGTGTTCCGAATACTTCCAAAATCTGTGGGTCATAGGCAAGTCCAGTGCGTTCTAAAACGTCTGCGGCGGTTGTTTTACCGTCCTTTAATTGGAACTTGTCAGCAAAGCCCAGAGCCTTTTGGGTGTAAGCATTGTATTCATCTTCTGTATTAAATCTCCCCCTAATAGCCTTTTGAGCTTCGGCCTTGTCTGTAACGAGCTTTTCCTCGTACATTTTATTAGTCTCTTTGATGGCCGCAATCTGGAAATCTACGACATCAGAGAAAGCCTTTTGGGGCATTCCATCCCTGTAAGCTGCTTGTTTAAAGAGACTTATGAGATTCTCGTCATAAGGGTCTCCGTCTTTAGGGGTATACTGGTATTCTTCCGGAGTTGCCGGGCATCCTAGATGCTCGTGAGATAATTTTCGCCAACCCTCAACATCATCCTCTGCCGGAATTCTTACCATGTTGGTCATATCCCCGAGCTTGGATTCCAATTCTTGATGGGATTGGGCCATAGCCGGTAAATCTTTCCAACCTTTCTTAGTAATGAACTCGCCAACTCCCTCTGGGGCTTTGGACAAATCGCCAAAGGTGCCATCGGAGTTAATCCAAACATTACTACCGTCATCAGTTTTGCCGTCTGATTCGCTCATTGTAGTGCCTTATATAACTAATAATATGATTATAAACAGCCCGCTTACCCTCTTGAAACATCACTGCATAAGGGTCAGGATGTGCTGCATCGCCACGCATACAACTATTGTTTACGTTGCATCTTTCCCGTAAATCTGCCAATCCCGCCTGTCCTACGGGCGTTTTAAATATTTCGTACCACATATAGGCTAGGCGTTCTTGTTCCTTTTCATACGCTGCCCTAGCCTCTTCGTTTTGGACATCTACCAACGCTTTGTCCTCTGGGGATATATCCATCATTTTACATTGCTCCGACTAAGTTTTCGATTCCTCCGGCATCATAGATATTCTTATAGGCCTTAGAAGCCTTTTCCATAATCTTTGAACCGGGTTCAGCCATCTGCATCATGCTGCGTTTATCTCTAGCGACCTTTACCATACCCTTATCTAACAACATAGTCTCGGGTACTCCGTGTGCCCTTGCATCGCTCTTAAACGCTCTGTCCATATCAATGTTATCAAAGACGGGATGTACCTCTTGATATGGAGACCACTTGGCCATAACAGCACCAAGGGCATTCGATTGCATAGTGGACATAGCCATTGCCAATCGACCCGTATATATAATTTCTGTTTTTAATCCCTCCGGTTTGAATGGAATGATTCCGTGTCTGATGAGAAGTGCCCCTGCCCGTTCAATTACCGGGTCAGTCAGTTCACCCTTTTGTCCGTTAATAGCCGGAGACAGGAGAACCATTTTCTCTTCTACTCGTGCTTCAACTTCTGTTGCTGTCATATTACGATGTAATGCCAGTGCGTCAAAGAGGTCATTAAAGAATCCTCGCTCGATTATCTCGGCTTGGTCTCTGAGCATCTCTGCATTAAGCGTAGAACTTACTCCCGTCTTCAAAGGCTGAGGAGCCTCAGAATGTGGGTGTCCGTAGATGATAGCACCCGGAGATGTTATCGGCTGACCGATTACACTCTCTGAGGACATCCACCACGGAGGATTATGGGCACGTTCTGCGGATTCGATAAACGTCCTACGCATCCTGTCGTACATTTTGATTTCGGGAAGCAAGGTGTGAGCCGGTCCTCTACCCATAGTCTCACCGGGAACGGTGGTGAACCTTACTACTATGTAAGGCTGTTCAAAGTACCCACCTATTTTAACTATCGTTTTATCCGATTCATTTACCCAAATAGATACAAAGGGGAATGACCCAACTTTAAATCTGTTAAATCTATTGTTAGGATAAACACAGTGAACAAATTTGAATAACTTATTAGAATAAGGATGTGTAGTTCTCTCGACATCAACGGTCCTACCTAATGGTATGTTACCGAACTGACCGTCAGCTTGTCTTGCATTCATCCATTTAGTTCTGAAAACTGTATCTATAACTCCTCTGTAGTTTACTTCAAAAGCAATATCCCTGAGATGGAAATTCTCAAAGACTAGACCATCATCCCACATTACTGAGATACAGGCGGTGCCGAATATGCACAAATTCCGTATACAAGAATACATCTCTCTTTGATAGTTACTATCCCAGAGACCTTGGTGTACCTTGATACGGAAAGCACTAAGCCATCGCTTGACATCTAACATCTCATTCTGGTCGTCATCAGAAGCCTTAACTGTAAACCAATGCTGACCTACCGGCATGAGGTACGCATATACACCTGCACCCATACGGGTAGCTGCAAGGGCAGGTACGGCAGTAAACGTATTCACTGTATGTATCTGTCCTTTAGATGTCTTTCTTGTTACCACCATATCTTTTGCATCGGGTAAGAGGTACTTGGCAATCTCAGATAAAGCAGCAGCGTATTTCATCTTCTCTATATACGCATCTTTTATGCGAGCCAATAACTCTTGTAATGGTGTATTACGTACTTGTGTAGTTATCATTATTTAACCTAGTCGCGTTTTAAGCAATTTCTCTACTCCACCAAACATCGTGGCCTGTCGGCCCGGTGGAACTCGTTTCTGTTCATCTCTTCGTGCTTCGCCCGCATCTTCCACTATTCGGCGAACCTCTTGCTGTTTCTCAGGCTTAGGTGGGGGAGTAATTTTCGGACTCCCACCACCGCCACTGAAATATCTTGCAGAGGGTGAATTCTCTTTATTGAAAAACATACTACCTCCCTATTAGGTTGCGAATGCTACAAGGCTAACGCCAGATGCTTCGACAAGTATGAGTGTGTCATTGGCTGTTTCCATAAGAACAGCGTAACCGTCATCAACGATGGACATACGTTTGCCCTGACCATTGATAGTCATATTGGATTCGTCTGCTACTGTTACAAGCAGAACACCACCTGACTTATTGACTACCGCTGTAATTCGATAAGCGGTTGCCGAACCGACATCACCGATGATGCTTTCAACCACATTACCTGTGGCTATACAAACCTCACCGAGAGCAACATCATCGTTACTGCCATCGGCATTAGTCATTGCATTGACCGTCAGACCAATACAAGAATTAGGATACAGAGAACCAGCCTCGCCGGTATCAGTTGATACTTTTGTATCAAGCTGTTGCTCCAACTTAGCGTTTGTAACACCGCTATCCTTAATTCTTCCTACTTCGTTATTGACTTCAAGAGAACTTTCGTCAAGTGCCCCCTTAATCAATCTTTGTGCAAATACTGCCATGATAACTCCTATTATAAATAAAACTCGTTTATTGGTTGGGGATAATTAAAATCCCTTGTGGTACGGTGTACTGCCGCTACCTGCGATGCCGCTAACAAAAAGTATAATGTAGCATGAAAGAAATGGTCTGGTTTGTTTGATAACTGTCTGTACCTGTATTTGGATAAACCTGATTTCTCATCTTTTTCTAATACTTTAACACTATTCGTCATTTCATAAGCGTATTCTTCAATTTCTGAGCATCTCCGTGGCAGTGTAATCTGCTTACCACTAATAGCATCATGGGTCTTATCGCACCATTTTGTTCGCCCACTAACACATGTTCCGTCATCATTCCAAACAACCGGGCCACGTTTGGTATCCGAATATCGGTTCAGGAAGACCGTCATATTATGATTTGCTTCCTCTTTTTGAAACTCTTCGACCAGATGGATTTCTGGGTCATGGTCTATGACAGCGAACGTAACATTCATTCGTTCGGCTACATCATGTAACTCATACTGGTCTTCGGCCCGGCCAACTTTTAATACCTCCCACTGATTATCACTTACTTTTATGCCTATCACATAATGAAACACCTTGCCAATATCGACTCCCATTACAGTTGTAATACCCTGCATGGAGGTGCCCTGAACAGTTTGACCTGTACAAGAAAATACATCCTGTTGAGTAAGTTTATTTGCTGCTAAAATATATGGAAGACCCAGAACTGTTCGATAGAACTCTTCGATACTATACTGGTGTGCTTCCGGATTTCTAAATTGTTTTAAAAGTTTAGCAAGATTTCGATTGGGATTAAGCATCTGAGACACCCAATAGCCAACCACATCTCTATCAGGATATTTGGGTACCCATAAACTACCACAGGACCAAGGTACGATAAAGCGTCTACACTTTTTACATACAATGTGGCCAATGCCCTGTCCATCAATCTGTATAGCTTTTTCTGCATCATTTAAAAACTCGTCTTCCGCACATGTATACGTGCAACATGCGTCACAATAAATATGCCACTGTCGTTGGTCAGAGGCTTGATAGATAGTGTCGAGACCATCACCCGGTATCTTGGGTGTTCCAACGTCAGTACGTCTTTCTATCTTTGAATTTCCTAATCTCTGATTTAACTGCTTGGCCATGTCCTCATCGAAGATGGCTCGCTCATCTAATATAATCCAATCTGCCGGTGTCGAACGAACTGAACTACTATCCTTTGCTTCTCCCCCTACTCTTATTCCGGCCCCTGCTCCGAAGAAATATATGTTAGTCTTTCCAATTCTTCGACAATCGTTCCTGTTTGTGTTTCCCATCTGTTTTTTAACATGGGGGTTTTCATCGAGGAAGTATTGAAATCTACCAGCAGAGAAAACATCAACTCCCGTCCTCTGGGGGAAGTAGAAGATAATGCCCTGCGGATACTTATTGTAGATAGCCCCATGAGTGGCCTCGATAACTTTGCCCATTGTTTTGCCAACTTGCGACCCCGTTTGAATAACTTCATTATCTTTTCTTTTTCCATCCATCGTATAAAAGGAAAGTAGTTCCTGTTGATAGGAACGTGTTTCCAATTCATACGGATGTCCATCTAACACTAAATTAGTGTAATGTGCCCACGCTGCCGCTGACCCGGCAATAAGTTTTTCTTGGTCTATGATACCAGCCATAATTTATCGTCTTAAAAAGAATACACTTGCGGGTTCACCAGTAACCTCTAAATTACCAGTGTGTTCAGTTCCATCCTCACCATACTGAGTACCTTGACGTACATCTCCGTTACTAACCGCTTCATATGTACCGGCCTCATTATTAGTGGTGTCATCATTAAGGGTATTCCCCACATCAGGAAAATCACCCGATACACCCCAATTTGCAAATATTCCAAACATGTTTACTCCTTAAACATATGACCATTCATATGTACATGAAACTGTCATTTATCGACACTTACGGTTTCAAAAGTTGTGCTACTACCTGAACCAGAGAGGTAATATCAGTATCATCGACTTCATACATCTCTTTTGTCATCAGGACATTTTCAGTGCCCTCTTCGATATAGAGATACTCATATGGAGTCTCATTGTCATCTACTACAAGGTCTGCCCGAAGTAATTTCTGAATAGCGACTGTATCCGTTAATATGCTGTCTACTACAGTATCCAGTGTCGTAACAACAGCGGTTGAAATTGTGTCTGCTTTACCATCAATAGTGGTAACTAATGTTTCTACATCGTCTACATTACCATCAACTACTGCAAGCTCTACTTGGATGTCATACAAAGAATGCGTGTCTTTAACAAAACCTGTACCCTTAATATCTACGAGGTCTACAAGAATCTCATCTTGCTTGGCCGCAGTAGCGTCACCCGCTATAAGTGCAATCTCATCAGATAATATTTCAAGTGTATCACCATCCGCTCCTACTCGTGCTATTTGAGTAGCACCAGCGTCAGCGGCAGTAATACAATAAGCGGTTGACAAGTCATGTGCATCGGCTGTTATAGCAGCATCCGAGAGCAATACTTTTGCTCCTGAGAGATGCAAGTCAACTAACGAATTAGTATCCTTAACAAAGCCAGAACCCTTGATGTCCACGATGTCAACAAGAATTTCATCCTGTTTAGCCTGAGTAGCATCACCACCAGCAGCAGCCGAATTAGCTAAAGATGCCTCAGTGAAGCGTACCAAACTGGAATCGACTTCCATTAACTGTCGGAGGAATGATGTGGCATTACCTACTGGTGCATCCGCATCAAAATCAACCGCTAGTACATGGTCGAGATGAATATCAGATAGAGCAATATCTACCTGCTCATTTATTGCAGCAGCACCCGGTACTGCATCTATTTCATCGGAAATGACTTCAAGTGTGTCTCCATCGGCACCTGTCCGGGCAACATAAGATGCACCGGCATCATCGGCTCTAAGAGGCCACGCTGTTGATTCATCGTACTTTGCCAACGTGATTGCATTATCTTTTAAAGTAACTTCACCATCAACAGCAAAATCGTTGAGGTCTGCCATCTTCTTTGTCTCTGTCGTGATTGTAATACTGATAGGTACAGCACCGGCATTAGTAAACAGATAGCCTATCTCGTCACCATTGGTGTCACCCTGAGACAAGGCTACTGCATACTGGCCATTCGCCTTTTCAGCGATGGAACCACCAATACCACCTTGGGCACCGTCATCAATAGTGACGTACCCATCAGGTGTCTCGCCTGTGAACGGTGTGCCATCAGCTAACTTTTGAAGCACGAAGTAAATGAATTGACCCGCTGTATTCTTTTTTAACATGATTTCTCCTTAACTTGCCAAAGCAATATCAGCGGTTTGTATTTTAACGGAAATTGCAACTTCTTGACCGCACTGATTCTCTACAGCGACCTTGAAGTTCTTATAAATTTCCGGTGGAACTGGAACAAGTATCCTGACCGTATCATTCTGTACTGGCGTGAATGACATCTGGTAAGGATTACCGACACCCGGTTCCTCGTAATTAGTGCCATCTACGTCACCAAGGATGTAAACAGTACAAACGCCATCAATGGCACCTGTGTTGTCTTCAACCGCCGTAACAGAAACAACGCATTTTGCTTTCCCGTCAATAGACGTAGCATCGCCTGTCTCAGTGGCGGCATCAGCCAAGGCATCGCTTGTCCACGGACCCGCACTTTTCTGAACTGCCGAATAAGCACTCCAACTCAATCCTGTATTTGACATTATTCGTTCTCCCAATCATTTAGTGCATTTTCAGCGGTCGCCTCTAGCCCGGCCAAAGTAGCAGATATTCTGGCTTCTCGGGCAAGGTATACGATATAAGCATTTTTGATTTGCTGTAATAGAGCCTGACGCTGTTGAGGTGTGTTTACTTCGCCCGCAAGTGAATATGGCCAAGTCTCGCCGGTCACATCGTCTGTACGGACAACTCTTACGTGGACAAGGTTTTTGGACTCATCCACCATTCTTATTTTGACTTTCCACATTAGCAATACCTCTCCCTAGAACGAAGTGGGGTTTCCGGTTCTATGGCTTTTAGGAGCATTTTACTGATTTCATCCTCCAAGTCATCTATCTTGTCATGCTGCTCGAAATACTCAATGGCAAGGGCCGATAGTTCTTTTTCGGTCTCATCATTGAAAACATTCCGAACCTTTCTGGCTAGTTTTCTAAGTTTCTCTTTCATTATCGGTATCCCTTATAAGTCAAAATACAATTTGTAGGTTCTCCCTTAATAGCCATTTTGCGAATTATGAAACGATTTGGCCCCTTATTACATGCGTAATTTAGTGTGGGGCCATAAAGCATCTCTCCCCTGATGCAATCGCAAGACGCTGAGCCTGAAATGAATTTGTATATAAGCTCATAATCGTCATAAGAGTCGTTATATACTAATGTTAGGACTTTGCCCATGCCATTTTCGGTATCCATAAGGTCAACTATCACTTCCCGTGGGCCAGAGTATTGCCCGTGTCGCTTCATATCCACGGCATTGAGTGTATACACCCCCCAAGGCATCCAGAGGTACAGAACTCCCTCTAAATAGAGAACCTCACCTCCTGTCAGTGATTTATAGTTAATCATGGTCATCTTCGATTACTGCCCTCAGTTGGTTTATAAGCCCCTGAAAGCAATCAATTCTCTTTCTTTGGTTTTTTATATTAACATTACATTTATCAATAGTCGCCTGATACGACTCTATCTTACGCAAAGCGTGTTGTTTCTGGCATGGTCGCATCTTAGTCTCCTCTTGGTCGTTAAAGTACCTGATTATTGTTACTGGCCCAGAATGGCGAATAGGATGGTGAGCCTGAGTGTATGGCACCCTGATACAAGAGATAATCTTCCATACATTCCCGGTAATCTCTCCAAGGGTCTACATATTGCAATAGCAACTCCCTTTCATCTAAAAGCCTATCCCAAACCTTAATACTGTCCATCAAGCCCGTATAGGGGAGGTCTCCGTCATTTCGTGACCCTATAACAAATGTAGGGTCTTCACTGCTTCCCCAATAGTCTCCACCCTTAAATGACACATCTTCGGAGCCATTTACATAAGCCTTGCAATTACTGGCAGTAGCCGGACTACCGATATAAGTGATAATCACATGATTTGGCTGATTAAGGGTAAGGAGGTTCATATTTATTGATTGTCGGTTTGTGCCTGTTGCAGTGAGGTGCATTTCTTGGAGGTCTTTGTCCATAATGATAGAGGATTTAGGCTGGTCGCCGGAATCTCCAACATTCGTGAAAGAAAAGAGTATTTGGTCAGTTGCAAACTCTCTGGGGGTAAATATCAATTCTAAGGTACATGGATAAAGACAAGCTGCGTTAGTGTGGATATAAGCGTCAGCATGAGTAAAGTCACAGGCAGGTCCATGTTGACTACTGGCCCACGCTAAATCATGCTCTGATTGATGCTGAACCGCCGAGGGAGCGTAGTTCATCGTACATCCCGGCCATAAAAAGGGTATATCGAGTACTAAATCTCGTCTGAGTTCCGAATATCGGGGTTTTGCTGTACATATGGGTTTTACTGGAAACATTTAAAGTTCAACTTTCGATTAGCCGGTAATAAAAAAATGGAGGGCAGGTCCACCAGAACCACCCTCCCCATGACTTATCCTAAGACAAGCAAACGCTCCATAAACAGCGTAGCACTGCCTATGATTAAACTCTAGCGGTAGGGGTCGAACCTACAACCTGATGGTTAACAGCCACCCGCTCTACCTGTTTGAGCTACACCAGAATAGTCTAGCCCGGAGTCGAACCGGAGTGAAGAGGTTGAAAGCCTCTCATGCTTCCACTGCATCACTAGACCGCAACAATTTATCATAAAAGATATGTTGTTCCACTAATAGCCTTTATGCTATACTCCTACAGAGCAAGGGGGGTAAAGAAAAAAAAGAAAATATTTACAGAGAGGGGGATTTAAGACATTTTGGGTCGGGTATGCCCCGATGCCCCCCCATCGACATTGTTGGTCTACAATCAATTCTTCCCTCAAATGGTCACAACGGTGGGGCCGGTTCTGGATATACTTGGTCTACTTCGTTCTATTCATGTGTAGACCCTGAATGTCTTGGACATTGTAGACCCGCAGGGTTCTGGACATTATATGTCTGTAACTGCATGAGTACTTGAACACAACATGTAGGGTACAAGACATAGTACATCTACAATATATGTAGTGATGTAAACAAACTGTTCTTTACATAATTGTATGAACACACTATATGTGGTATGTTCGCATAATTCCACACTATATGTAGTACATTTGATTATGTTCACAAGTATTTAAAGATTATAACAGCCTGAGTGTGGTCCTAACG